ACCAAACTTAATGAACGCAAGATAATAAGGATTCTTAATGAATTCTTCATATGTACGATTCTTTGTGCCTGCAGTGTTCTTTTTATAGAACTGTAACCAAGCTTGAAAACCCACACGATTACCTTGACGGTCACGCTCTAACCATCTACGTTTAGTTTCACATATGTGTTTAAGTACAGTACTCTCACGTTGAAAAGTAGCTTTACAAAACTCACACCCATACATTGATTTAGTTTCCTCGGTCTTTTTCATATTCTTTAATATCTTCTTCAGTCACCAATTGACTAAGAACTTCTATATCAGATTGTTTTAAGTTAGGGTATGTTTCTGCCAAATAACATTTACGCTTGTGTTCTTGTACAAATGCTTTAGCTATCTCATCAATATCATCACTATCTACCTTAGGATAAATCTTAGTGTAATATTCTTTAATCTCCTTGACTTTTGCAGGTTCTTTTAATGATGTTACTTTACTACCTAAATGAGGTATCCACTGATGGAATTGTTTACCTAATCCAGGACTACTAGCACATAACATATACCATTGCAATTTAGGATGCTTCTGTACATATTCGTTGAACAAATGTTTATTAGCGTGATAATCTACACTACGCAAATAATAGCCCTGAACATCCCCTGAACCTTTAATAGCACTCATCCAATGTGTCATCATATAGGGAACAAACTTCTTTTGTTGTTCTTCTGTTAACCTATCATAATAACCATAGTCTTTCTTGTCCATAGCTGTAAGTGCATCAAACAAGTCAAAGTCTTGTGATACGAATTTTTCATCAACAGGGGTACTCTTTTTAGTTGCCATTAGAATGCCTGACTATAATCTACAATCTCACAGTTACGACTAATCTCTTTTACAAAGTAAACACATCTTGGTTTAGGTCCATCATCTAATGGCACACATAAGAACTGTCCATTCTTTAATCTAGGAGCATACCAGGTTACATCATGGTATATATCTATAATCTCAATCGGCACAAAACTTGGACTGAATGAACTTAATGGATTAAATTCAAATGCATTGAAGCCTCTATCATTGATACTAGTTAAGGGTAATGTTTCTAAATCGCCGTGTTCTTGTTCACCAATTAGTATTTGCCAATCAACAGGCATTTTAATAGTACTGTTTCCTATCTTTAATACAAGTGCAGGACTGTTAAATGATTCCAAAAAGATTAATGGGATATAATGATAATCTACGTTTTGTGGATTACTGTTGTCTAGTATCGCAAAACGCAGGTCATCAATTTCTTCGGGAAGTGTTTCTAGGTTATAGAATTCGTTTTCTAGGGTTAATATTCGCATGTTGTTATTCTATCACATTCTTATCTATATGTCAATTTTTCTACGTCAAACGGGTAATTGGCCTCTTTATAAAAAGCCTTACGTTGAGTCAAATGCCGTTTAGCAAATTTACAACTACTGGTTATGTCGTAGATTTGTACATGGTCTTTATCTTCTGCTTTACGAATTCCTCTACCGATGCTTTGGATAACACGGACGAATGATTTTCCAGGTTCAATGAGAACCAGATTAAAAATCCTAGGTATGTTGATACCAACAGCAGCCACACCATATGTTGCCACAATAATTTTATTACTTGCGGTTGCAACTTCGTCATATTCTTCTTTCCTTTCATTCATATTAGTAGCACCACTAACAAACACGCTACCGGGTAATCTACTGACAATCTCTTTTCCTGCATTCACCCTATCAACAAGGATCAATGTATTACCTGTATCATTAATACCGCTAATTAAACTAGCTATCTTATCTAATCTTTCACTATCTTCTAGTAAATGTTTTAATTCGCTTTGATAGTTAGTAAACTCTTTACCATCTTGTAATTGCATAATGTTAACGTGACAACGTGCTAGTACACCCTGATCTTGTAATTCACTTGCACTTAGTTTACCAATCACATTACCCAAACTTACATAGATGCTTTGTGCTTCAAACTTAGCTTTAGGAATAGTTCCTGTTAATCCCCAACGAATGGGCACTTTAGCAAATACGCCAGTAAGCAATGTTTTGAGTGCATCTGCTTTTGCCATATGCACCTCATCAACCATGACACACACTACACCTTCAATAAAGTCTCCGATCTCAACTTCTGCCTCACCTGCTTTTGTTTTCTTAAGCATATTGTTAAGACTTTGCCAGGTACAGATAGTATGTGTCTTATTGTATTCTTTACGATCACCGAAGTATACACCCACATCTAAACCTAGATTGATATAATCTGCTTCTGTTTGTGTTACTAGTGACTTGTTTGGAACAATTACAATACTACGACCATACTTCTCAACGCTATTAGATAGTGCGGCTGTCATCAATGTTTTGCCTGCACCAGTTGCAATTTCTTGTAGTGATTGAGGGTTCTCTAAGAAGTTGTTTACAATTTCAATTTGATAATCACGTAGTTCAACTGGAGTACCTTCTTTAGGATGACCTTTAGGCCAGTTCTTATGTTTGAATGTAGCCTCGGACACTTTGTCAAATGTAAAGGTTGTTGTGTAATCTCTTAAATCATCTAGCTCAATATCATATCCCGCATTGTCTAGGTAAGGAAGTATTTCAGGAAGTAGATTGATGTAAGTACTACCCGCTAAACTGAAATAGCTAACCTTACCATTCCATCTACCTAGTCTTACTGCAGGTAGATAACGTGCTCCGGGTATTTCGTACTCAAACATTTTCATCAGTGCTTTGCGCTCTGATAGTTCAAGTCCCTCTATTTTTACATTCACCTCGTCTTTGACGATTATTTTACATTGTTTCATTCTTTTCCAAGTTAACTGGTTGACTATTTACCACGTTGATTACTTTTGCTGTGTTAGCATGATCCGTATCACTTATCAATTTAAATTTGATTAGAACCGGGAACTTATACTTACTCATATTATCATGTATCATCATTCTCCCAGAATCATTATAACGTATCCCGGAAAGTTCCAATGCTTGTTTTAACTCGGTTTTACACTTTATGTTCGTTGCTAATCCTATTCCGGATACTGAAACGTAATCACATTTAATATTCTTTAACCAAGGTACAATATCACATATGTTTGACAATTCTACTTTAGGATTATATGAACCGGCAAACCTTTCTTCATCAGTTAATAAGATACTTTCATCAACTTCTATTCCATATCTTACTAGTTCGGCTAACGTTGTTAATTCTGTGTTTAATTTAATATGTTGTATAGCGTTATCTAATGCAGAGTTGGTACATGCAATCATATAATTACCATTAACACAAACTAATGTAGGTGTCCAGTATTTTGCATCTTTGTAATACTCTTGTTGACTTAATATTTTTTTAACATTGTCGCTATATCTAATTTCATTAAAAAAGGTTCCAGTCATTCGTACTGCTAGTTTTAATGAAAAGGTGCTCAAATCAGCAATATAGTATTTATTGATATTATCCCATAAAAAACTAGATTGACTAAGTGACCTAAACGCCGTAATAAATGCTTTATTATAAGGTGTCTTTAGAATGATATTGTCATCTACAATACCAATATGAGCGGATGTATATTCATCAGTAGTTGTTACTATAAGTGTTTTCCAAGGAAGATTTAGTAATTCCTTAATAAACATTTGATTTTTTACAAATTGACGTTCATATTTTTCAATAAGTTTATCAACTAGTGTTGATTGATTGCTGGTGATACGACTTTTAGATACAATAATTTTTTCAAGGTTTTGAAGGAATCTGATATCATACCTACTTAATCTTAAGTTGGTAAACATATAATATATCAATTGTTCTTTATTATTCAATTCAATCATTCAAACATTGTACAACAAATAAAACAAAAAATCAATAAAAAAGGGGGAGACCGAAGTCTCCCAAAGTACTTAAAGAAAGGAACGAAAAACATTTATCGGAACGGACTTATTGACATTGCCGTTACGCACACTGCAGGGGTTATGCCGATTTCATGCAAGTTGTCTTAGCAAGATTCTGCCAATTGCTAGGACTGATCTTAACCAAGTCTGCAATCTTCAAACACATACGCAAGGACACTTCACGCAATTTAGTATGATTATCCCACATGAAGTTAATCACCGTTTGTGATTGTTCTTCAGTAAAATCATAATCTTTAAACAAGCCACCCTCAGCATCACGATGTACTTGCTTGATACGCAACATCTTGTCACGATCACCATCAATAGTCAGGTCCAGAAAGTGACAACGACTCTGCAATGCTTCTAAGTGATCCTGCAATTTCTTAGATTTGAGATTGCCGAATTTCAAGTTAGTGATAAAGATAGCACTACCATTGAAGTTGAAAGTATTTGGGATACCTTCTTCACGCAACAAACGACTGTCAGAGTTCCAGCAAATTCTACGTGTCTTGCCTGAATCAAGTGCGGCCTTGAGAATGTTCAAACTCAAGTCATCAGTAAAAACACTATCACAATCATCAAAAATTAACACATTCTTAGTGTCAGAATACTTGTACAATTGAGTATACAAACCCAATGCTGTCATAGCACCTTTGACAATTTGAAAACGAACTCGCTTGCCTGCAAGCTTGTCAAACATGCTTGCTTTCTCCATTTGTGTTTCAACACCATGAGATTTGCCGACACCGGGCGGGCCTGAAACAATCATGGCACGAATGTCACCATTGATACAAGCACGTGACATTTCATCAAGGACCTCAAAACGTGTAGCAATACGGTCCATTGCTTCTTGTTCTGATTCTTTCACAACTTCTTTCTTAAACTCTACTACAGCATTAGCCATAACTTTATCTCCATTTAAAAATTCAATATTATCAATCGCATCTACTAAGATTTTAATCTCAGCACTACGACCCGGGAACTGACCATCATTTTTAACAGTCACATAACTACCTTTTTTACTTGTCTGAAAACCCTTGACAAGTGTAAACACTTCACCTTTAACTGCTTCATTACGATAAGAACCTGACAAAATACGAACTGTAGACATAGCTTCTCCTGTGTGTTAATCAATCAATACAAGTATTATAGCACAAATGCCATTTATTGTCAAACAACGTGATAGATGACACCTTGATCGGTGTATACTTTAGTGATACCTTCAAGTGCCCAATCAGATTCAAGCAAAGCTAAATGTTTGCGGTCCTTGATAGTTGCTTTATGAACTTTCACTCGGATCCATTTCTTGCAATTTGTTATAGACACTTGTTCAGCGGCATATACCATTTCAAGTCCCAATTTCATACGTTCTGCACGTAATTTTTGACTAGCACTAAAACGACTTGCATTGACAGCACTTTTCAAACTTGCATCACGGGCCGCAAAGAAAGCGAATCGTCCAGCAGATTTGTGTTCTGTTTCATTTACAATCATATAAGCTCCTTTAATCAATCTATACAAGTATTATAGCACAATGCCCATTTATTGTCAAATTATGCTACCTTACGAAAATACATATAGGGCAAGCCCAATGTATAGCACAGATACTCATCATCACCTTGAGTGTCCTCAGCTTCGTGGATCCAGCGGATAGCTGTAGCACGGTCCTTAGCACCTGAAAATTTCAGGTCATCTACCCTTTTCTCAAAAGAGAAAATTGCATGTTGTTCTGCCTGAACACGGACCTTTTCTTCGGCTTCAATAGCTACACCGAGTCCTTCAAACTCAGCTTCAAAATCTTCAAGGGTCCAGTGTGAGGTGTCAACACCGCGAGGGCGAACGCCGTACGCATCCTTGTACATGTCCCAGTAAAGTTCCCGGGCTTGTTCTAACTGTGATAACTCATCCCAAGATTTGAATTCTGTAGTCATTTTCAAGTCCTCTTTATCAGTTTCAATACAAGTATTGTATCATGGATACCATTTATTGTCAAATTTTGGCTATCAAATTAGCGTGAATTTCAGACATTTCCGACTGTTCTACGTAGAAATCCGTCCTAGGATCATAGTACTGGCCTTCTTTGTTGTCATAATACAACACTCTTCCGGAGAAATTGAACGGACCTTCTAGTCCCTGACGAGGACCATACTTTGTACGCATTTCGTCCATCTGATACTTGTCAGCAACAACTTTGTAACCCATAAGACCCTTTCAACTGAATAAGACTCTATTGTATACTAGAATCCATTTATTGTCAAATTTTATACACTATGGT